TTTTAAGTCAGCTTTTTCAAGAAATCCGTGGCCTAATGGATAAACTGTTTCTTGCGTTTGATTTGCATAATCGGCCACTTCATTAAGAGCCGGTAATGCATTGTGGTGTGGCGAGTTCCATAAACCAAAAGGTGGTAAGTAGTAATAATCCTGTGCTCCTGCCTTATCGTTAAGATCTACACTTGGGCCTGGTATGAGATATACATATTCACTCTCTAAGGGTATTTGTTTTAAATGTGGCCAAGCTGGCTTTGCTACTGGATTTCCTGTTGCTAAATCGCTGTCATATTGCGCTGAATTGATAATAACGTATCTAATCGTACCTATATCGGTAGCGTCATTATAATCTGGGTTGGGTGTTTTGTTGTCAGCTAAATATGGTCCGTATACTACACTTACAACTCGTGCTATGAGGAAGTTAATATTACCTGATCGTGTAGATAGATTGCCGGTTAAGAAATTTTGAAAACTCATTAGTTGATATTAGGTAGTTGCTTAATCTCTTCTTTATTTAGGGGTGTTGTTGTTTTCTGAATATCGCTGAACAGGAGTTCTAAATCTTTTTCATTAAATCCTGCTCCCTCTCCTGCTGCTGGCATTGTTGCTTTTTGCGTTATCTGTGCTAACTTTACTAAAGCCTCGTCGTTTTTAATATCAGAATCAAGATATCCTTTAATCAAAGGTACTACTACAACAGCGTCACCAGGCTCACTAACCATCTCAGTTAATTGATTAATTAATGCTTTGATTTGAGTCTGCTTTGTTTTATGGTTTTTTACTACATCCTTCAGTAGATCACTGTAGCTCTTACCCTCGTATAGTTCAAAATTAAAATCCATAGTACTTTTAAATAAATAGAGTTAGGTTGTAAAAATATTGATCTCACTACCTTCTTCGAGATATTTATTAAGCATTTCCTTATAAATGCCCTTTAACACTTTGATAACTTTAGTTATTACTGGTGTTGGGGCATCTGTGATTTCTTTAATGTAGAGAAATAGCATTTTCTTATTGAAGATATCTATATTCTCTCTACGCTTAAATAATTCTAATATTGCATCACCTACTCTAGCATCTTGATCTTTTGAAAAAATTTCTAATAGATTAGTATCGATGTGTGTAATATACAAGTCAATAAAGCTACTCTCTTCTAGATCGTGCTTCTGTCCTATAATTAGATTATTCGTAATTGTCTTATCCTCATCAATCTCAGCTACAGTAGCCCTATCCTTCAGTCTCTTATAGTTGTTGTTATTATAAACAATTAAGTATCTCTTAGCTATTGTACCAAAATAAGAATAGGCTTTACCTTTTGATGCGTCGTACAAATGTAACTTTTCTAATAAAAAAGCTATTACTTCGTGCTTTAACTCATCAATATTTTCAACCTCTGTATAATAGAACTTAAAAGTGTGAATTATATTCTCAGCTAACTTAAAGAATGCGTAGTAGATCTTTTCATTGAAAATTTGATTTCTAATTGCTTGAGAGGTCTCTTTGCGATAATCTAAGATAGCTTGTTGTGTATCTAATGTAAAGTACTGGACTAGTTTCTTAGGTCTTCTCTTTCTAGGTTTACCATCCTTCGTAAAACCAATACCTAATTCCTCTTCCTTAAAAATATCCATTGTACTCATACTACTGTCCTTTAAATTGGTTTAACGCATCTTGCATTGCCTTCATATTCTCAAATACGGATTGTAATTCCTTATCACCTTCCATCCATATCTTAGTATCTAACTCTTTTAGACTCTTATCTGACTCTCTAATTAAAGCCTGAATGCTGCTAATAAAGTTTGCTTGAGCGATTACAGTTCCTTCTAATTTTTCGTTCTTGTTATTTAAATTATAGATAACCCAACCCACAAGGGTAAGTATCCATACAGCTAACATAATTAATCCTAGTATCATATTAAATTCCTTTTAATGCGTTAAGTAATCCGGTGTTTCCTTTACCGATTGATTGTAATTTTTTTGCTTCTGCTTGTTGTTTAAATCCAGATGCTGTAGTTGGCTTTATCTCCTTCTTGACAGGTGCACTTACTTTATCTAACCACTCCATCTCCCATTCAATACGTGATGCCATCATATCTGCTTGATGCAAGATCAAAGATAAACAGCTTCTTAATTTAGATTCATTTTGACCTGATATTAAATAAGCTTTATTGCCATCATCATATAAACCGTCATGCGTCTTAATAGCGATGTACTCGTTAATAGATAGCTTAATGCCAGCTGATTGTAGAATAAAGAGTGAGTTGTCTTGAACTGGGAGAAAAGGTAGCTTGGTGTTAGGTTTATAGTTAGCACCTTGGTTCTTTACGTGCCATTCAGAGTCATTTGGGATGTAACGAGGTTCGCTTCCGATACCCAATTTACCTAAATCATGATTAAGTGCAGTAAATACTAATTCTTCTGGTGTGAAGGTTTCTGTACGAGCACCTTGTAAGAACCAACTATCTGCAACCATTATAGCACATTTAACTACTCTATTGACATGATCAACATAACCACCATCAAAAGAGTTATGAAAAGATGCCTTTGATGAGGCAGGAGCAACCACTAAGGTCTCTTCCATTGATTTGTAAAGATCTAGCAATTGCTCCTTTCTCGGAGATTCTATGTACTTCTCTATATTAGAGATAAATGTATTATAATTCTGTTGAATTTGTTCTGCTGATAACATAATATAGTTTTTTGTTTCAACTATAATATACGACTATCTAACCACCGAAGCAACTTTTTTATATTACTACTCGCTTTCTGAATTTATTAACGTCTGGATTTCATTAAGCTTCTCCCTAACCCTCTCCTGCCAATTATCATACTCTTCGCGAGTCTTTGCCTGAGCTAGAATAGTATTAAGGACGGTTAACATGTTCTCTGTCTGCTCCAGTTTTTGTGTAACTAATTGTTTGTAACGCATTGTTTTGTTTTATGTATTTGAAATAAGATGTAGAATTGTATCAACTCCACGACACTCCTCTACTTTGGAGCCGTCAGCTAATATGCGGGTTTCATTAAGATTTGCTAGGCAGTAGTATGTTATGGTTACTTCCTCTTGTATAACAATTGGGTATCTATTAGTACCTATAAGCGCTTCGATAGCATCACAGTAATCACTACAGCTATCAGCATCTAGTATAGTACATTTAATACCTTTAGCTTGTATTCCGCTCACTAGTGCTTTACAATGGTCGCACCCAGAAAGCGTTATTACTGTTATCATTTATATTCTTTACTTTTTTATTTATCCCCTTTTTCTTACTCTCTTTTATCTTACCTCTCTTCTCTACCTTAGGCGATTATTTATAAGTTACAGGATTTATTCCGCATTTCCAACAGAGGTATCAAACATTTCTTTATTCTGAGTCAGACCACCGGTTACTGCACGCTTTGTCTTCATAACATATCCAACTTCATCAAGATTATTGAGATATTGCATTAGGAATTTGAGAATTTTTTCTTTAGGGTATCCTTTTTGCTTAAGTCTAGCTATAATTTTCTTAACCTCTTCAAGGACCTGCAACTCTCTACCAAATAAGGCAGCTCTTACAATATCCTGTACTTCTTCTAATGTATTTTTTTCATCCCAACTTGCACTACCACCTCGTCTTTTATTCTCAGGATGATCCGTTTGAAGCATTCCACCTTCAATTACACCACTTCTATCAGAAGGTCTAATAGCTCTATTAGGTGGCATTATAAACTCACTAGCAGCTTGTGCTATCTGATCTTCAGTCCCCCTATAAAGAAAATTTTTCATCTTAGCGCGTTCACTTGGCTGCATTTCTACTTCGAGAAGATCTATTAGCTTTATCATATATTATTTAACTTTAGATACTACAAATAGCCTAGTTTGAGTACCACCTTTACCATTAGGTTTTATTGCAAGTATTTTAGGAACTTTAATATTAGTAGTCTGATCGTTAGTAGCGTCTGTAAAATAACATGCACCATTACGTTTACCCATTCGTAAATAAAATTTACCTTTCAATTTTATAAATTCATCAACTGTTAATAAATTACCGTTAATAGTAATAGCATTACCGTTTACTTCGGAAGTAACATCCATATCACCAGTATAATAGTAATCAATCGGACCGCCAATTGCTTCAATACCTCTTAATAAAGGTGCAAGTACGTTTATTGGAATCTCCTCATAAAAATCAGGAAAGTCGGGATTGCCTTGTAGATTTTGGTTTTTTAGGGTAGGATTAGCCGCTAT